CACTGTGAAGTGGGTCCACGCTCTAAGAGCGGGATAAGCTGTCCCTTAAGGTTAAGGAATTCATCTCTTGATTTGATACCTCAGTAAATATTAGTGGATGTTGTTTATCATAAACAACCACCACTTTATATAAGCTGTGGATATTGTTTCAATTGATGAATTGAATCTTCGAACTTATCTACAATACTGTTAGAGTGGATATATAATAGTTCTGTTTTCTTATTAAGATAAACAGCACGATCAGTAGTGGGTATTTTGAGATTCTTTAATAAAGGATCCCAATTTCCTCCTCTGATAGTGTCTATTATATACGCCTCTCTTTGAGCACGTAGATAATCCTCGCTGATGACACCCCATACATGTGTATGAGGGGTTGATTCAGGAAGATCGACAGAATCTAAGAATCTTTCATCTAGCATCAAAGATGTTAATTGCATGGTGTAGTTTTCAGCCATTTGGCCTAAACCATCATCATATTTCTTGCTATCTAAAATACTTGAAGATGAGTCCACAAAAGTTAGCATAATAGAGTTGATTAACACATTTAGTGTCTTTTCTTCATCTAATTTGCTAGCTACCAGCGGTGAAATCTTTTCCACAAAAGGAATTAATTCCAGTGCCGAAGCTTTCTTCTGCAGGATGGATATTACTATCCATGACTTTTCTAACATAAGTTTCCATTTCGTACGAATACGTCTTGGATATTTACGTAAGGAAAGTAACTCATCGAAAGATTCTATACATTCCGAAGTAGAAAACCACCCCTTACTACAAGCGTTATCTAAAACCTGAATTTGACCGGTTATCCGGTTTCTTTCAGACCAAAGACCGCTTATAGGAAAAGGGCTCATATCATGACCATTCCAATGAAGTCGCTTAGCGAATTCAAAGAAATGATTACTGATATGTGTCTTCTCTTTTGACCAATGAATACCAAGTGTTCTAATTAGACGACAATACTCTAATGCAACTTGTCGATTTCCTATTACTAGGTCATCTCCAAGCATAGCATAAGGTAGAGTCTTCCAATTAAAACCCTTGTTTTTACAAGCCTTCCATACCACAAAATGGTGTGAAAGAGTTGTAGAATTCCAGGAACTATAAGCACCCATTGGATTACCTACTGAATAATTTATTGTTTCATTATTCAGAGTAAAACTTTGGGTCATTATTCTTCTCCAAGCGTCGGCCTTTTCAGGTCCGATTCTTGAGGATAATAAATCTCTATTAACCTGTATAGGAAATCTATCAGTAAATGATGTTAAATCAATACTGTAGAAGACTTCTGCAGATGATAGAGAGCTCATAAATCCTGTTTGTTCAAAAGTAAAGTCTTGAGGAATCTTCTTTAATGCCTTAAACAAATATTTATGTAAAGGTATTAAAGAAGTTTGTGAATAGTAATCAAAGATTGCTACCTCACGAGTTTTCCCCTCTTTATCAGAGATTGTTATTAATTTTCTTAATAACGTTCCTGATGAAGGAAAGAAGTTTATTAGAAAGTTCTTATATTTGAGAACTATAGCAATATAGCGCTCTAATTTTGGACCTCCTAATAAGCATATATCGTTTAATAACGGTATATCCATTAGAAATAGATCATTCAATGAGAACATCAAAGCTTGTCCGTTAGGACCTGCATTTGATGTCTTATGAAAATTTCTAAATCTAATACTTCTTTCAGGCTTTAACTTCGTAGAATATCCTAAAGCCTTCCAAAAGTTATCAAAATCTGATTCTTTAAAAGGGTACTCCTTCATTGTTGAAGGGCCCATTATTGAATCAAATGATGGTACTGGAGGAAGCCTAAATGCCCGTGATACTGAATAAATTGTAAGGAGTAGCTTCATAGAAGGTACTCCAAATTCTTTATTTAATATTATAGGTCTTAGGTCTTTAGGTAATCTATGGAGTTCTGAAGAGAAATCAAACTTATCATATGTACTTAATAAGTACATTAATAAGGCTCTTCGCTCTTTACAGAAACGAATAGCTTCTTTAGGTCCTCTTGATGTGAAAATCTTGAAGATCTTAAGAATTTGATCCTTAAACATTAGGGACAACTTGGTACCGGGTATAACCCGGTATTCAAGCCATCTTATTACGGCTTGAACAAAGTCTTTGTATTTACGAAGATTTTTATTCATCCGTGTAAGATAGGTTATTTCTACCAAACCTTTCGGAATGATAGCATGAGTTACCAAGTCTCATGTTATATCCTTATTTCGGTTCGCCAAAATATGGGTTACCAAAACTTGGACCTGGGTTATACCCAGGC